ATGTACGTGCCCCCAACGTCGACGTAACCGCCGCCCGTGCTGGTCACCGCCGCATACGCGCCCAGGTCCTTCACGTTGATGTTGGCCGAGTTCGACGCGTTGATCGGGAAGCTCGACTTCAGGAAGTCGCCCGCGTGCGCAACCTTGAACATCGAGGCGAACTGGCCATCGCCGTACAGGTAGACCTTCGCCGGGATATTCAGTGTCGCCGTGACGAGGTAGAGGCCGCCGGGGACATACAGCCGCCCGCCACCCGGCAAGCTGCCGACATAGTTGATGGCGTTCTGGATCGCGGTCGTTACATCGACCGTCCCGAGACGGCCTACCGCGTCCGTGCGCTGCGCCTTCGTCATGAAATCGAGCACGCTGACCGATTCGCGAAGCTTGTCCTGAATGAACGAGGCAACGGCATCCGCACCGGCCTGGATAAAGCCGATCAGTGACGAACCGATGTACGAAAAGAACTGGAGGAACCCGTACGGGTCGGTGTTGTAGTTGTCGACCGTGTAGACTGTGTTTCCCAGCGCGTCCTTGAGCACGATCTTGTACGAGCCATCCCAGTAGATCAGCGCAGAGCCCGTCGAGTCCAGCGTGATAGGATTCGTGTTCGGAGTGGTCCCGGCCGCGTCTTGCCAAGTCGTCTTCGGCGTCGACGTGCCGGCGGCATACGTGTACAGCTTGCCGCCGATCAGCGGGATGGTAGTGCCGGGGATGAAATACTGCTGCTTCGCGACAGGCATCAGGCTTACCATGTTTATCCTCTGGACGTAAAAAAGCACCTCTGTGGGTGCTGGAAAAAGAAAAGCCGCACAGGGCGGCTAAAAGGTGACGCGATGGGTGTTGCGCTTCTACTGCTTTTCCTCTACGGCCGCGCGCTGATGCGCATCCGCTGGGGTTACCATCTGGCGCGCGCCGCTTATCAAGTGCTGGTTCTGCGCTATCGGATCATGCGCAGGCCTGTCCCGGTCGGGTACTACCTTGACAAGTCGGGCGCCTGGAAGATCAGCGGCGAATAGTTACTTCAACAGGTCTTTGATCGCGATGCCCGCGCCAGCCGACGTCGCACGTTTCGCAGCCGAATTGGCCTTGTAGGCTTCGACGCCTTTCTCGATAACCTTCGACGCGCCCATGGTCTTCACGGCCGCCGCGGTGCTCAACCCGGCTTTCCCCATGTCCGAGAGTGCGCCGACAAGAGTGCCCGAGTTGTTCACGTAAGATCCCCGCGGTTGCGCCGAGGTGTATTTCGCCACCCGGCCGACCTGTTGCAACTGCTGCGCCGCTTCAGGCCCGACCAAGTCCTCAAGCTTGGGGGCGAGGGATTTGATGTTTTTCCCGTACATGTCAGCCATGAACTTGCCAGTTTCGGCATCGGCTTTCGCAGCTTGCTGCAGATGATCGATCGTCGAAGCGGCGATGGTTTGCGTTGCCACCGGATCGTTGCCCAGGTTCCCCCTCATCTGCTTTAAGTTCGCCAGCCGGGCATTGGCGCCGGTGATGTAGCTGTTGACGAACTTGTCGGCCAGCGGGGACGGCTCGCCAACAGCCACGCCATCGTTGATCGTGGCCTTATATGCCGGATCCGCATCCAGCTTTTCGAACCGCGCTCGCGCCGCTGCCCGTGCCTGGTCTGCCAGCGGCTTCAATGCTGCCGCCTCGGACGACAGCGGAAGTTCCTCGAGCTGCCGCGCCATGATGCCGGCCGCCGTTCGCGTATTCCCGTCGGTCGCCGTGCGTGCGACGTTCCCGAGATTGCGCCGCAAGCTCAAGAAATCCTCGAACGTCATGTTCCCATCGGTAGCGAGGCGCTCGAGCTCATGCATCTGCGATGTCGGTGCGTCGTTGCTCAGCAATTCTTTGCGGAGCGCCGTGCGGACGTTCGTCAGCAGCTGGCCGGCATCGACCGGGAACTGCCCCCCGTTGGCATCGCGCAGGGCCTGATACTTGGCATTGATGTCCTGGACGATGGGCTCGTCCATCATCTTGTAGCGATCGATCAGCGTTTGGCCGGCTTCCGTCGGGTGCAAGGATGCGATGTCTGGTGCGACCTTTGAACGGATCGCATCGAGGTTCGCAGCCAGCGCCTTTCCTTGCTGGTTGTAGAAGTCGGGCGAGACGGCCGGCTGCGCCTTGCCGCGACCGTTCATCTCAGTAGAGATCAGGTCCGGGTTCAGCGTCGCCTGGCCCTCCGTCAGCTTGAGCGGAACAGGAAGCGACTCCGCGTCGACGTGACGTGCCAGCACATCCTGGTTGATCGTTTTCCCCTGCCGAACAAGTTGCGACACCTTTTGCTGCAGCTCGGGCGATGCATTGCTTAGCCCAGCCGGCAAGTTTTGGGCATCCGCACCCGCAGCGCCCGTACGTGCCGGTGCGCCAGTCGCCGGTACCGGCTGACGTTGTGGCGCTGTGACGTTCGGCCGAAGAATTTGGGGATCTGGTGTCGGTGGCGCGATCGAGTTGGACGGCTGCATTCCAGGCTGCGGCGACACCGGCGTGGAGGTTCCATCGACATTGAGCTTGATGCGCGGCTTCTCCATGGTCGGTTCGATGCGCGCGGGCGTCTCGACGGCTCGGCCAATATCGCGCAGCGGCCTCATGCCCGACGAGAAGGCACTGCGAACTTCTGGGGCCGCAATCAGGCCAACAGCAGTTGGTAGCGTCCGAACGGCCGCACCTGCGGCCGGGCTTACTGCACCAGCTTTGTCAGCGATGGAATCGTAAGCGCCGACGATGTTGCGGATTCCAGGCGCGGAAAGGACCATGCCCATCCCTTGGCGCACGCCTTCCACAGCAGCCTTGCCCGCGTCTGTTCTTGGTTCGTACGTGACCGCGTCGCTGACCTTATGGACCACATCTGCATCGCCACCTGAGAGTATCCCGGCGAGACCGCCGGCGATCTGCCCAGCCAGTCCTGATGCCGCATGCAAGCCGAATTCAGCCATGCCGAGCGGGGTTGGCATTTTGTTTATTGACGGCGACGCGGGCGCTTGCTTGGCAGCGGCCGCGGGCTGGCCGGTACCGCTCAGGATCGCCAGAGCGCCGGAGAGCGGACCATCGGACTGGGCAGGTGAGGTGGCCGTGGGCGCGGCGGCAGCGCCCGGGCGCATGGCCGCGATGCGGTCGGCGTCGGCCATGATCGCCGACCGGTTCTTCGGGTCGTTCAGGAAATTCAGCGCGGCCGCGTTGGAGCGCGCAGCGGGCGTCGGCGCGGGAGCATCCTGGCCGCCACCCAGGATCGACAGCGCGTTATCGAGTGGGCCGGCCATTACAGGTGTCCCCGCGAGATCAGGGTTTGCAGGTTCGCGGCTTTCGTGCGCAGGTCACGGACGGCTTTCGAATTCGGGCCGCCGAGTTCCTTCATCACGTCGGCGATTTCCTTCTGGTCGCCGGCAGCGGCGGCGTTCTCGAGGCGCATGATGCGCGGGTCAAAATTCTTGGCCCAGTCCTGATCGAACGAGCGCTTCACGGACGGGTTCTGGCCCGACGCCTGCAGCGCCTGCTCCAGGCCCGAACGGTAGTGCTCCGCGCCGCTGGTCAGTGCGTCGTTCAGCACTGCGATTTTGCGGATCGCCTGCGGCGTGTAGTCGAGGCCACCGTTGGCTGCGCGTGCAGCCTCCAGGCCGGCGTTGGTATGCGGCCCCATGCTTTGCGCGGCCGACAGCGCGGACCGTTCAAGCAGTTTGCCCAGCACGTTGTAATCGGTTGCGCTTTCTCCCGTGCCGAGGCTGTAGCCCAGGGAACTCGCCACTTTCTGGGTCAGCGCACCGAGCGCACCCGTGTTGAACCCTTTGTCTGCCTCCGCAATGATGGACCGATTTAGGTCGTGCATGACGGGCGCGTTGTTCGCCGCTGCGCGCGCTGCAGTGACTTCCTTGGCGGCGTCATCGATGGCCTGCTGGCCGCCCGGCGGCATCACCGCTGGACCGGATGGCGTGGCGCCGCCGCCCAGCGCGTTGTAGCTGCCGGGCACCGGACGCGTGTTGAGGATCGCGCCGTTCGCGCCGCGCTGCACGATGTACTTGTTGCCGAGCGCATCCTGCTGGATCTCCTCGCGCTGCATCGGGCCGACCTGGTTGCCGATCTGGCCGACGTCCTGTACCGCTCCCGGCTGGTACGGGCTGTTCTGCACGACGTGCGTCGCCGCGCCATCGTTCACGAGCGTCGTGTTCGTGGTCTGCGCCGACGGTGCGATGACGCTGTTCCGGTTCGTGATCAGCCACTGCTTGAGCTGGCCGGGATCCGCCGGCGCGTGCTTAAGCGCGGTCGACAGCAGCTGCGCGGCGCCCGGGTTCTGCTGGCTGTATTGCGATGCCCAGTCCAGTACCTTCGTACCCGACAGTTGCGGATCCATCGACAGCGCCCCCAGTCCGGCATAGATGTCCTTGCGCTGGCTTTCGTTCAGATTCTGCAGCCCCTGCTTGATCGTGATCGAGTCCTTCGCGACTTCGTTCAGCTGCTTCGCCAGGGCGGGGCCGTAGAAGGCCGGCGCAGCCTGCAGCGCGGCGTTGCCCGCCGCGATGGGGTCCAGGTTGCCGTCCTGGTCGCGGAACTTGTTCCAGTCGATCTTCGACAGGTTCTCGCGCTCCTGGAGCTGGCCCTGCAGTTGGGTCTGCTGGAGGCGACCGGTTTGCAGCTGCTGCTGCGCGCCAGCGATGCCGAGTAACGATGCGACGGGCTTGAGCGCGGTGTCGAAGCTGGGCGGCTGGGCCTGGAGGGCGATGGTTGGGTCGAGCGCCATATTACGGACCTCCGAGTTGACCGAGCATGTAATTCATGCCCTGAGTATGGCTGGCGGCCGCCTGCGCGTCGCTGATGCCGTTACCAGTGAACGAGCCACCGCCGAGCATGCCGCTCAGCGCGTAGTAACCCGCCGCATTGTTCAAGCCTCCGCTCCAGGCGTTCGCCGAACCGACCGTCCCTGCGGCTTGAGCGTTCGCGCCGGAGGTCAGCGTATTCGCGATGTTGGATGTGACCTGGGCGCCCGTGTTGCCGACGCCGGCCGCCGCGTTCTCGCCGATGCCCAGCAGGCTCGACAGGCGGTTGTATGTCGCGTCGTTCTGGCTCATGTAGCGGCCGAATGCGTTCTGGTAGGCCGTATTCGCCATGCCCTGGTTGAAGCCGATCAGGTCCTTCAGCGCGGCGCCGGACAGCACGCCATCCTTCGCGGCCTGACTGTTCTGCAGCGCCTGCTGGCCCTGCTGCAGCTGGAAGTCGTAGCCTGGGTCTTTCCACTGCTCCCAAGTCTGCGCATTGAATGGCTTCGTCAGGCTGCCGAACGTGTTGCTATCGGTCGGCTTGCCCAGTCCGAGCAGGTTGCGCAGGGAGCTTTGCGCGTCGTAACCGGTATTGATGAACGGCTGGAGACTCTGGCGCGTCTGCTGCAAGTTCTGGTTTTGCAGATCCGCAGCGTAGCGCGCGGCGTCGGACTGGGTGTTGGCTGCGCTCTTCGATGCATCGCTCGCCATCTTCGAGCCGAGCAACGTCGCGCCGCCGGCTACTAGAGCGGTCACAGGATCGAAGTACCGCCCGTCGCGCACGGCGAAGCCAACGGGATGATCAAGCAGTGCGGTATGGTTTCGCATGTCGTAGTTTCCTCAGTTCGTAGCGGATCGCGACCCCGCTTTCGCCGACTTGTTCGAAACCCAGGCGCCGCGCAAACGCGTGCCCAGGAGCGTGGTCCTTCTGCACGAGCGTCTCGACGCGGCCATGACGGTGCAGCACGTCGGCCATGACGGCGACGGCGCGCGGGCCAAACCAGCGCCCACGCGCCTCCGGCACCGCGCCCACGTGCATCTCGGCGCCGCGGATCATCACCACGGCGTTGCCAAGGTCGACGAGATCCCAGCCGGTAAGGGCGTGCTCAAGGTCGTCCGGCGCCATGTCGGGCGCCCGATTACCCAGCGCGCGCAGCAGATCGGCACACATGTCGAGACGCGTTTTCATCAGGCCTTCAGGTAGCCGTCGAGTTGCGAGATCGTGATGGCATTCGCCGTGCCGCCCAAGGCGCGCAGCGTGTCGCCGGCAGCCATGTCGGGCACGTCCACGTCGAGGTAGTCGTTTGCGCCGATCGACACGGCAGGGAGGCAGGTATTCGCAGCGGAGCCGGCAGCGGCGCCGATGGCCGCGTACAGCGTCACGCTCGCGGCCGCGCCGGTGGTGTTCGCCAGCCGCACGCGCATCGACTTCATTACAGTCTGCGATGGCGTCGACGGTACGGTATAGATGACCGTGTCCGCTGCCGGAATCTGCTGCGGCGCGAAAAAGCGCCCGTAGGTGATGGACATGAGTTACCTCAGTTTCGCATCCGTCACGATCGTGACGGTCTTCGTGTTGATGATGTATGCCGTGGCGTAGTACGGCGGCAAGTACGCAACGCCGTTTGGCGTGTTGGCGGCGCTCGTGCGCACGGTATCGCCGCCGCCAGCTGTCAGCGACTGAACCACGGTTGTCCCGCTGCCGGACTGCACGGCCACGGTGGCGGGCATGTACGTCGTGTCCTTGTCGTTGTACTGGTGAGTGTGTGCGGGCAACTGGTTGGCTGCAATAAATGTCGAGCCGCCAGTGCTGCCCTGGCCGTATAGGTTGCCCGCGCCGACAATGAATTTGTCGCGCATGTCTGGGGCGCCGTTTGTGCCATCGGCGAGTTGCCAGCCTGCGGGAATATCCGCTGACGCGCCGGCATACAGACGGCTCAGAGTGAGCGGCTTGTACGTTTCCTTCGTAAGGACCAGACGTGGCTGCGGATGACGTGCAGGCACCGTCTCGTCGACTTTTCGTGCACGCGGCGCGCGAGAAGGAGCTCGATCAGGTGAGGAGCGCTGAGATCCACGCCGGCCGCGCGACATGCCCATTGCTTCCGCATCCGACGTATCACTGGTGCCGCCGGCCTGTTCCCACATGGCGTGCAGGAACAGCCACCAGTCTCGATTCCAGCGGCCCGTCTTGGGGTCGACAGGCGCCACGGTGAACGGGGGGATCAGGCTCATGCTCGCGTCCCCATGCCGCGCAACGTGGCGCCGACGACGTCGCGCGGCACAGGGTCGGAAATGCGGACCTCGTACACGCGGTCGCGCGCCATGCCCAGGCGGCGGTAAATGGCTCGCCGGCCGAACTCGCCAATCTGGCCGATGCTCGTCCAGTGTTCATTCCCCCAGGTGAATCCCCCGGCGTTCGACACGCGCATCATGATCTGCGGGTCGCTGCCTTGGCCCGTCGTCAGGCCCTGGCCGGGCGTGAATTCGATCTGCATCCACGTTTGGCGCACACGGTTGCGCTCGCCCTTGTCCCACACGTGCGGAGTGCGGCGCACAGCTACCAGCGGCGCTCCAGCGTCGTCGTACGCCTTCCGGGTCATCTGGTAGATCGTGCCGTTCTGGTAGTCCCCGACGTAGATGTTGCCGTTCAGGTTCATGCAGCAGTTCGCCCGGTGCCGGTGAAACAGACCTGTCGCCGCGTCGAAGCTCGCGCGCTGATGCCACAGGCCGGTCGTCAAGTCGAACACCCACGTCGTATCGGCGCTCGGGAATGTGATCTGGTAGAACTCGTGACCCTCTTCGCTGTAGACGAAGGCGATGGCGTCGTTCAGCGTCGCGTACTGCGAAATCTGATACGAGACGGCCGGCGTGCTCACCGGGTCGTAGTCGTAGTCCTTGGACAGCACGACGACGTTTTCACCGCGCTCGGACCGAGCGAGCCACATCAGGCCCTTGCCCGTGCGGCACACGCTGCCCGGCGCCTGACAGCCAATGTCGAGCATCGCGCCCTGGAGGCGGGAATACGGAAAATACTGGTTGCCCGCGTCGTACCAAACCTCCGTCGTGCGCTCGCCGATCAACCAGAGCTGCCGGTTGTGCTCGATCGGCACCACGAGGTTGTCGGACGCCGCATCCTTCAGCGCGAAATACGTGCTGTCGAAGGATGCGGATCCGTCCCAGTACAAGGGCGACGTGAAGAATTTCTGCGATCCCGGCTGGCCGAACGTCAGCCAGCCATCGATGAACGCGGCGCCGCGCGCAGACGTGCCAACGGCTTTCCATGTACTCGTCGACAGGTTGTACGCGTAGATGTTCGATCCGTCGGCGAAGGCGACAACTTGGCCGGCGCCGTTGTCGCGGATCCATACCGGCCCAGTGCTCGTGCCCAGCACGCCGATCTGCGTCAGCGTCACTCCATCGAAGAGGTAGGCGATGTTGCCGATGACGACCGCGGCGCGCGTATTGCTGGGCAGCGTCCACATGCCGCGCACGGGCGCCGATGGGCCGGTTGCGACGGTGATCAGTCCTGGCGTGCCCAGCAGCGCAAGGGGCGCCTTGGCCTCACTGTTTTGGTCGACCTCGACGAACCAGTTGATTAGGCGCTGGGCGTCCTGCAGCGGGTTCGCGGCCTCGTACGATGGTCCGACGAATGCGAATTCCGGCATCAGAAACCCCCGGTGAGGATCCAGCCGGCGTCAATGGCATTGCCGGCAATGATGGCAGCGTCGTATGTCGAGGTCGCCGTCGGCGTGGCGTTCAGCGCCTTGATGGATCGCTTCGTGGCGCGCGCGGTCTCGACGAGTTCCGTCGCCGGTTGCACACCGTATTCGGTGGCCAGCAGCAGTGCAAGATTCGTCTGCAGCGCGAGCAGGTAGCCCTGCGGCAGCGTCACCGTGTCGGTGAGGTTCGCGAACTGCGAAAACACCATGTCGGCCCACAGGTGAAATTCCGCGTTCTGCGACGGGACCGGCCAGAAGATCAGCTCAGCCAGCGGGAACGACGTGTTGAAGTACATGACCTTCGGCCACGGGCCCGGCTGGCTCTTGACGCCGATCTTCGCCCAGCGCGTGAAGTCGACCTCCGCGCACGGATAGTCGACGGTCGTGCCGGTGGGCTGCAGCCGCGTGTAGGCGCCCGACAGGCGCAGCGGACGAGGCATGTCGAAATCGGCGCCCGCGCCGACGGAGTACGTCGACTTGCCGGCTTGGAGCTGCAATACATACTCGTTGTTGTTGAACACGGCCAGGTGCTCGGTGCTCCAGAGGTCGAGCATCGCGTTCAGCTGCTCCAGGCCGGTGGTGCTGTCCTCGGGCGCGAGCGTCTCGCCGACAGCGATCGCGCCGATCTTGCGCAGCGCGCCGTGGATGATGTCGTAGGCAGTGGTCATGTTCAGGAGGTGGAAAGGGCCGGGCGGACCCGGCCCTGGTGGATTACGGCAGCGGCAGGGTCGACGGCAGGCCGCCGGCCAGAGCGCTCGCGAGCGGACGAATCACCATGAGCTGGTACGACTCGGCCGCCGTCGGCGTGATGCCCGCGCCGGTGTTGTTCGAGAACGCGATGGCCAGCGTATTGGCCGCGCTCACGCGCGCGTTCACGACGCCCAGGCCCGCCTGGGTGGTCGGCTTGTTGACCTCGACGAAGTCACCGACCTGCAGGCCCGCCACGGTGAACGTCTGTTCGGCCGTGGTGTTGGCGGCGACGATGGCCGGCGAGAGCGCGATTGCGAGCAGCGCGATCTGCTGGACGTTGCCGAACGGGATGGTGTTGGGACCGGACGAGGTAACGGCCGGCCCCGGATTGGTGTTTGCCATGAAGGCCTCCAGAAAAGAAACCCCGCCAAAGCGGGGTCAGGTTGGGGGAGCTGCAGGGATCCCGGCAGCGATTAGCCGGCGACGCGGCAGGACAGTTCGCGGTACAGCGGCGCCCAGCCGTACAGCACGTCGATACGACTCGGCAGCGCGTCGTTGTTGATCGTGTACTGGCGCACGATGCGCAGCGACATGCCGATGTCCTTGTGGGACGCGCGCGCCGCCATATCGACGCCGCCCGGCAGCGGCAGGTCGGCCGATACCAGCGTGAAGGCGTCACGGTGGAACGCCATGGACTGCGGCGACGAGGTGGCCGTGGAGAACATCGTGATGTTCGCGTTGTCCACCGGCGCCGCGGTGCAGTTCTGGAACGCGTCGCTGACGATGAAGGCGTTGGCCACGGTCAGCTGCACCTTGCCCGCGCCGTCCGACGTGTAGGTGCCGCCCACGACCACGCCAGCGGAATCCGTCACCGGAACGAACGTGCCGTTCGACGGCGTGCCGACCGGAGGCAGCACGACGGCGTAGCGCGGCTTGCCGGCCACGGGCTGGCGGTTCTGCGGGTTCACGGCGCCGACGTTCGCGATAGAGATGATGTCGCCGACGTTCACCACGGCGGTGGATGCCGTCCAGCCCTTGGTCGCCAGAGTGCCGGAGGCCTGCCAGCCAGTGGTCACGACAGCCGACGAGACGCCGGTGGCGTCGAACTTCGGCGCGCCGGCGCCCGAGCCGAACGTGTGCGTCGCGACGTTCTGGTCCTGCATCCAGTTCAGGCCGAGGGTGTTCTTGCCGAGCAGGCCTTTTTCGTACTGCTGGCTGATCTTCACCTGCGGGTTGAACAGGCCAGTCAGGGCGCCGGCCATGGAGGCCATCGACCACTGATCCAGGATCACCGAGCGGTTGCCGTCGCGCGGCGCGGCTTCGGAGTCCAGCCAGGCGCCGGCCTGCAGGAACGGTGCGACGGCGTTCGGCGCGGTGCCGGCCGTGCCGGTGACGTTGAACGTGTTGTTCTTCGCCATCAGGGCGCCGTCGAAGTCGACGCGGTTGGCGATGGTGGAGATCTGCGGCTGCAGCACGCGCTTGCTGAAGTCGTCCATCGACAGCAGCAGGTCGGAAGTGCTGAACTGCGTGTCGACGTGGAACTGCGTGGTCAGCGTGACCGGGATGCTGCCCTCGGTGAACGCCTCGATATTCAGCGCCGGGCCGGTGCTGCCCTTGAAGCGCGCCGGGCGGCGTGCGTTCACGGTGTAGCCGATCTTCGCGCCGTCGATGCCGAAGCGGTCGTCATATTCGCGGTTCACCTGGTTGGCGAAGCACAGTTCATTTTCCAGGATCATCAGACCTTCGTTGGTGATGTCGCTGATGGTAAGCAGGGTATTGCCGGGCATGGTTTGCTCCAATAAAAAAGCCCGCACAGGGCGGGCTTATGTGGTGGGCGGCGACTCGCTATCCCTTACGCTCGGCGCGACGGCGGGCGCGGTACTCGTCGAACGAGTTGGCCGGGCCCGGGTCGACGGCGCGGCCGTCCTTGACGGGGGTGATCGGGGCGGGTGCCTTGGACTTTTCGACTGCAGGTGCGGGAGAGGCTTTCGGCGCCGGCTCGTCGTCGCTGTCGTCCGCCAGGCGGTCCTCCAGCTTCCCGAGTTGGCGCAGCGCGGTCGTCGCGGACATGCCGGCGAAGCGCTTGGCCTCGTCCGGGTGCTTGGCGAAGTAGTACGCCAGGTGCGGGCCGACGTCGCTTTCCAGAATGGCCTGATGGAGGTGGCCGGGCAGCTGCACGTCCGACGCCTTGATGACGGCTTCATAGTCGTCGATCTCGGCCTTCGCGCGCTCCTGCGCCTTCTGCCAGTTGGTGGCCAGCTGCTCGCGCTCAGCCTTGGCCTTCGCCTCGGCCTGCTCACGTTCACGCTTGGCGAGGCGCTGGTCGGCCTTCCATTCGGCGACGGCCTCGATGTATTCCTCGTCGTTGGCGAACTTGGAACGATCGGGGCGCGGCTCTTCCTTTACCGGCGCGGCCTGGGCGGACATCGCCTCCAGCCGGGCACGCAGTTCGGCCGATTCACGCTTGGCCTGCTGGGCTTCGGTTTCGGCCGCCTTACGCTGGCTGACCAGTTCGGACATGCGCTCGGAAATCGGCTTCTTGCGCTTCTCTCCCTTGTCACCATCGCCATGGATTTCGTCCTTGGGCGCGTCCTTCGGCTCGTCCTTGGGCGGCTCCGATTTCGGGGGAGCACCGGAATACATGGCGGCGATGGTTTCGCTCGTCACAACGTTCGGTTGGACGCGCTCTGCGTGACGTGCAGTGGTCGGTTGGGCAGTGCCCTGGTCAACAGTCGACATGAGGTCTCTCACGGATTGAACCCGATGAATGCCCATCGGTAGGCGTGGGGTGCACTACGCGTGCTCGCGGTGGAATTCGTTGTTCGGGCCGCGGTCTTCGCCGAGCTCCAGGTCGGTGCGGGCATCCAGCTGCGCCTCGCGCCAGGATTCGTCGGTCCGCATGGCCGTGTCGTGCAGCTTCGTCTCGGCGGCGATCTGCGCACGCATGTTCTGGCCGTGTTCCTTCGCCAGCGCGCGGCGGTTTTCGCCCTGCTGGCGGACTTCCTCGTGCCGCATCTCGTGGTCGGCCCACAGCTGGTCGGACGCGAGCTTGCCCTGCTGGCGGACCTGCTCGACGCCCATGCGGTACTTCTTCTCCAGTTCGGCCTGCTGCAGCGCCTGCTGCATTTGCTGATTCGCGCCCATGAGGTGTGCGATGAACGCCTTGACGTCGTCCGGCAGATCGTCCGGCAGCTTCTTCTCGGCCATGGCGAGCGGGTTCGCCGCGGCGAGGCGGTCGGCCACGTCCTGTGCGGCCTCGAAGTCCATCTGGCGCACGACCAGGTCGCCGGCGGTCTGTGCGACCTGCGGCATCGTCTTGAGCAGGCCCAGCAGCATGTCGCTGTTCTCCTGGCGCTTCGTCTGGTAGCCGGGGCCAGTGTCCATCACGACGTCGTACGTGCCGACGGTAACGTCGTTCAGGACCTGCTGGATGGCGCCCATCTCGTCGCGCACCTTCTCGTTGATCGTGGTCGTCTGCGGGACGCCGTCGATGCCGAGGATGCGGATCACGCGCTGCGTGTCGTAGTAGTGCGGGATGAGGTCCAGCAGGATCACGCCGGTGTGGCGGATCGCGCGCGTCAGGTTGTCGTAGAAATGGTAGTTCGACATGTCGGACTGGCCCTGGCGCGCCTGCACCATCCGGCCGGAGGTCTCTTGGCCTGGCGCGCCGAGCGCAGGGTCGAACATGCCGGCAACCGCTTTCAGGTCTTCGCTCGCGGCCATTGCGGCGTTGACGCTCGCGGCGGGGATTGCTTGCGGCGTCAGGCGCTGCGGCGGCGGCAGCAGATTCCCAGCCTCGTC